CCTCCTACCATTGGTTTGATACAGGCTTTAGGGATTGACACGCTCGTCACATTTATTACGACCACCCATATCAGCAGCATACCTGATCCGTTCTGGGAGCGCTGGACACCCTCTATGATCTATGCTTTATCTACCCTGTTTGTTGGTTGGATAATCCACTTCTTCATGTAGCTTAGGAGGATAAGTAAAATGCACACACAAATGGTATTGACCCATACCGGCAAGATCTACTTCAACCAGACGCTTGGTCTTGAATTTCTCACCGTTGGAGACTACGGGAAGGAGAACAACATCAAAGCCGACTTCCTCGGCCTGACCAAAAAGATCGAGGGCGTCCAGCATCACGATGTAGACCTCATGGACAAGTGGGTGGCAACGATCAGCAGCCAGAAAGGATGTCCTATGAAATGCACCTTCTGCGACGTTCATAAATATGGCTTCTTCGGGAACGCCTCTTTGTCCGATCTGGAATATCAGATCCGCTATATTATCGAACATGAGGATGTCCGTTTTACCAACCGTTTCAATGTCCACTATGCCCGTATGGGCGAGCCGACCTGGAATCCTGCGGTATTGGACTTCACTCAGTCTCGTCTGGACGATCTGGTTAAAGAATGCGGACTTCACGCTGTCACCATCCATCCTGTGATCTCCACCATGCTGCCTCGCAACAATAGCAACCTAAGCAGCTATTTACAGCGCTGGTGTGAAATCAAAAATGTTCAACGCCGCGGCGAAGCTGGCCTGCAGTTCAGCATTAACAGCACATCGGACGAGCAGCGGGATACGCAGTTTGACGGCGAATCTCTCCCCTTGGCCGAGATCGCTCATCTGGCCGACGCCCTCCCCGCTCCGGTTGGGCGGAAATATACCCTGAATTTTGCCGTCACCGAAGCGACGATCCTGGATGCCAAAGTCCTTGACGCCCTTTTTGACCGCAACAAATTCATTGTCAAAATTACTCCGATCCATCAAACCAGGGCGGCTCTGGAACATAATTACGATATCACGACCAGCTATGAGGACTACAGCGTCTATGATAAATTTGAGCAGCCTTTGCTTGACTTGGGCTGGGACGTGATCGTGTTTGTCCCCAGTAAGGAGGAGGACTCCGACCGTATCACCTGCGGTAACGCGCTGATCAGCAATGAGCCAAAGCCCTTCAAAATTTTTTGATAGCGGCAAAGAAAATCATTCTGAGGAATAATATGAAGTACCATTCTCTTATTTTTATAGGAGATCACGGCAATACCAGGGAAATCGCGAAGATCAATGATCTGGACAAAGCCGGTCATCCTAAATCTGATAGCGATATTTTAGAGGATGCCAATTTGCTGATCTGTGCATTTTGTGCCGAACACAACTTCAAAATCTATTATACCCGCCTTTGGAACCAAAACAATATCACTATTTTTGATGTAGGAAGTCACTCTGAGTTCTTTCATCTTGTGCCGGCTATTGATTTTAGACATCATGGAGGTGAATCATAAGATGGCGACAGTCACAACCAGAGATCCATATCTTATTTCTCTCTACTTCCAGCAGGAAAAAGGAGATCCCGATTATGGTTCCTGCCTCTGGGCAATTTTCAACTTTGACCTCGATCGCTATGAGATGACCATAACATCTGACTGCGGAAGTTACGCCTATGGATGGACACCAACTCCAAATTCAGAGAGTTTTATGCACCTTATGGCAAGGCTGGACTCCGGCTACCTTCTGGATAAGCTTGCCAGCAGAGATGTAGTCAACACAGAAGAGACTTTCGAGGCCGTTAAAGATCTTATGAACAGCTGGGGCGTCGATCTCGAAGAATTTGATATGGAGGAAATCAAAAACTGCTGTAATCTGGATAGCGAACGCGAAGTACACGACGCGTTGGAAAAGAAATTCTGCGGCACATCTATGGAGGACTGCGATGATTATGACCTCTGGTGCTGTATTCAAATGGACTTTACAGCTAACGCGAAAAAAATTGTCCAGGTCTTCATAGACTATATCAAGCCAAAATGCAAAGAGATTTCCGATAATGAAGCGGATGTAAACAGTGGAGGTAGACATATGAGTTTATACAATATGATTTGTGGGTTTAACCCCGCCTGCGTCTTAATTATGCCTATGCTTGGAAGAAAACAGGACGACTATCCGCGTTTTCGTGACTGTTTTGTCACCAAAGATAACCATATCGCCATTTATACCCGCGTGGGCGGCGGCAATCGGGGATGCGGCTATGGCGAAGAAGAGCTTTACAAAGACCCCAACTTTATCACTACCTACGATGACGACTTTGACAGCACCTACGCAACCTACGAGTTCAAGGTTCCTGAGCAGTGGAAAGACGACTTCGATAAAATCATGGACAACAAGCTTTCGGAGGTATCGGACGCCTATGTAAAACAGGTAAAGTCCATCTTCCCGAAGCTGGACGAATCCGGCCTTATCGACACTCTCTTTGGCAGGAATATGGACGAAGAGGAGAGTAACCCGTGAAAGCAACAAAGAAATTCAGCACAGTAGACACCCAGAATAAAATTGCCATCACGACCCAGGAGCTTCAATCGCTCCTGGGCTGTGGCCGCAGATCCGCCACCCAAATCGGAGAGCTGGCGGAGGCCAAGATCCAATTTGGCAGGCGAGTTCTCTGGAACGTCGAAAAGGTGAAGATCTACATCAATTCTATCTCCTGTTGAAGAATTGGAGGATTCTATGATTGATATTGTAAAGGTTAAACAGGAGATCCGGAACGGATCTCTCCAAGTCGTAATCAACGGCTACGGCGAAATTTTGCTTGGCTCCCCAGCAAGCGGAGAATGGGTAAAGATCGGAAAGATCAGGACGACAGAAAATTCAAGATTTACGCCGCAAGAGCGGGAGGACGCGAAGAATATAATGCGGCTGTTCCCATACTACACTGTGATCCGGAGAGGCAGATCGGGTGAATTAGGCCTCGCATACAACGATGGAATAATTTACGTGGATCTTGATGAATCTTTGTTTCCGTCTATCAAACCAGGCGAGACTATCTGTCTTAAAGGAATCGCGGGTGTAACGGATGACTAAACAAGAGAAAATCATCGTCTCCGCTTACACTGGATTCCTGATGTGTGATTTTGACGATATGCAAAAATACATCGAAAAGAAGTTGGGCCGGCCAGTATTCACACACGAGCTGCCGAGTGAATCTGTACACGATGCCTGTAGGGATGACTTTCTTGCGTTGTGCGGAGACAACAAGTCATTGACCAACAGAGACCACCTCCGGGAGCTATCCAATGATGATGCAGCGGAACTCCTCATCCTGTCACCTGAGATGGAGTTCTGCATCTGCAGGTTATGCGAACACGGGAACCCTACGCCGCAGGATGACAGGGGCCAATGCCTGAACGAATGCAGAGCGTGTAGTGCGGAAGCAAGATGCGAGGCTTTCAAAAAGTGGCTCAAACAGCCCTATGAAGGAAGCGAGGACGATGATTGAGAAACTATAACGAAAGGAGGCATTTCCGATGTACATCCAATTATCGCATAGGCATTATGGTGTTCATAAGCCTATCAAGCACGCCGAGATTGATGTGGATTTCAACGCTATTGTGTTAGGCGACAACCACATTAACGAAAGTGCCCTGATAGATGCCATACCGGAAGAATGGCTTCTGTCCCCTATTGGGTTAACCCTTTTAACTGTCGCAGATGAGCATGGAAGCATCGGGCAAAGCGGTCTTAATCATTTCCTCAACTGGGCGAAATATTTTGACGCTTATGTATTGGAATTATGTAAGGAGCCGCTGAGTTGGTGGAATGGGGATCAAGAAGGTTGAATTTGCCCAAACAGCCCTGCGAAGGAGGCAGAGATAATGGACTTAATTGAGCGGGATGGCGCGGCAAAAATTGTGCGCCGTATTGCCGGATATTACTCGCTGGAGTATGCGGAAATTAAAAATCTGCCCGCGGTAGACGCCGCTCCGATTATTCATGCAAAGTGGATTATGCGCGGTGGGAAATTTCGCTGCTCTAACTGCGATGGAAAGGCAAAGTGGGATAAGAACGGCGGAACTGGAGGATGGTCAAGCGAGTACACCCAGGTAAAGACTGCTTTCTGCCCTTATTGTGGGGCCATTATGGACGGAGGCAAAAACGATGGATCTGATTGAACGTACCAGTGCGCTTGAAATTGTGCGCCGGACTTCTGGCGACTATGCGGCGGCGTTTTCGGAAATCGCACGGTTGCCTGCTACGGATGTCGCCCCGGTGGTGCATGGGCGGTGGACACCTGCCGATCAGCATTGTCCTGTATGCGGAGAATCAAAGTTTAAGGGGCTGGACGCTGATATATGGGCTGACTGGATGCCACCTTATTGCCCTAACTGTGGCGCGATAATGGACGGAGGTGAAGATGATGGGCAGACTGATTGACGCAGACAAGTTAGAAAATTATGTGTTGAAAGAAATGCACATCTTAGCCAGTCGAGATTTGTTTTTAATGCTCGATGCAATCAAGAAACAGCCCACCGTAGACGCCGCCCCGGTGGTGCGGTGCAAATGCTGCGTAAAAAGCTCTGTGACAGAAATGGGGAAACGGTTTTGTAATGAGCCATTTGGATCACTTGGTTCAATCCCCGTCAAAGACGATGATTTTTGCAACCGAGGGAAAGAAATTATGGGGTGTGAAAATGACAACTGAGGAAGCGATCAAGAAATTTGAACAGCAGCTGGCAACAGCCACAGTTGTCCTTGATTTTGGACGAAGACCAGATGAATACAGCCGGGTTTTTAGAGAGCGCAAAGAAATGGCAGAAATCGCCCTTGCCGCTCTTCGCGCCCAGCGAATTGCAAAAAGAAAAATACTGACCAACGGCGATCATGTTCGTTCTATGTCAGACGAAGAACTTTCTCATATCATTGACTGCCAAGGCGGAGGATGCGCGACCGTCACTTGTGAAGAGTGTTGTCTTCGTTGGCTTCAGCAACTCTATGTTGAAGATAAGGAGAAAAACAATGTCTAAACTCAAACCATGCCCGTTCTGCGGCGGAACTGTAGAAATAAATACGATTACCAATTTGGGCAATCAATACTATGGCGTGTATTGCTTAGATTGCCTAGTTGCCGGGATTTTTTTCAGTACAAAGGAAGAAGCCATCGCTCGTTGGAACCAAAGGGTACCAGCGAAGGAAATGAACGAGCAGCTAAAAAATTGGACTGTTCAGGAAGTGGATGACGCGAAAACACTACTTAGGGCATTTGGGGAAGGAACTATCCATAGGCTTTCCGATAATAGGTTAATTTTGATGCGGCCTCTCAAAAATCAAACGATACTGAATACCGAAATGTTCCCATCCGTTAAAAGACTGGACGATATCGACCTGAAAGAAATTGCCGACTATAACCCTGAAAAGTCCCAAATTCCGTGCGATTGCTACCATTTGGAGAATGGCCGGCTGGTCTGCTGGGGAACCAAAGAAAAAGAAGGATGTCGCTGTGGTGGCGACCGCAGAAAATGCGACTTCTACCCCGAAGTGCGGCGGAAAGCGATGGGGATGTAATATGATAAGACGCCTCTGCGATATATGCAAAGCAGATATTACTGAAAAACCATATCGGGTTATTTATATTACACTTCCTACGAAGAATGATGAACAACGAAACGGACAAAACGTCCAGAGTGGGAATACGCTCTGCAAGGCAGAAATTTGCTGTATGTGTTCATCAAGGATGTTTCAAAGCGTGCATTAAAGGAGGAACCATGAGCACTTATCTTACCATTATTACTACGATCCTGGTACTTACCCAGATCATTCGTATTGTTCAGAACGCCGTCAATCTCCGCAACCAAAATAAAGTATTCCGCGCTGAACTTGGGCAGCTGGAAGACATAACAAACGCCGATCTCGCTACCCAGCGCAAAGCATATCGACTGATGGTCGAATACTTGGAGCAGAAATTGGAAAAGGAGTAAACGAAATGTAATGAAAAACAGGATTTTCCCAAATTATGATGGACTCAAGGACTTTTATCATCGCTACCCG